CGTTTTTCATGATGTTTCTGATCCGGAATCCGGAATCTCCTTGTCTTGTTTGTCCTCAAAAATCACCTGAAACACCCGGGTGGTGGCATAGGTGTTCAGTTGTTCGTCCAGGGCCTGGTTCAATGCTGCCAGAAATTCTGCTGTTCTGTCCGGCTTTCCGTTCACCAGGGCGATCCATTCCCGGACCCGGGTGTTGAACAGATGCCGGAATCCGGATTCAAGCACCGCGGCCCGGGCGGCCAGCTCAGATTCAAACTCCGCCCGGGGGATATACTTGCCCCGCTCCTTTTCCATCTCAAACACCTTGCGCTGGTGGTCCACCTCCTGGATCTTGATGGCGTTCATCAGCTTTTGTGCCTGAAGGTTCTTCAAATCCCCCTTGTTGGCACCGACCTTTTCCAGGTGCTTTTCCGCATATTCCCACGCCGCCAGGGCCGTGACCGACTTGTTCCCGGCCCCGTCCGTGTCTGCCGTGATCTTGCCGTTTTCCGCATCCCGGTAGATCTTGGATTTGGAAACCTTGTACCCCTGCTCAATCAGATAATCCTTGACCTGCAGCAGGCTCGTGAATATTTTCTGATCGTCAGCCATCACACTCCCGCCTCAACCGGCTGTTCCCCCGGCCTCAAAAAATTATCGCCCGTGATCACATCCCCCGGGTGATACACCCGCAAGTACCAGTGCACCTCATCATCCCCCATGAACAGCTCCTTGACCCGGTTCCGGATGCCCCGGTTTTTCAGGCCCGGATCAAACTCGATTTCCGCCCGTTCCCACGAGGCAAAGAGGCGGATGGGATAGGTGCGCAACAGGTCCCGCAGCTCGCAGATGGGCGGCACATCCGCCGGCGGCAGATACGTGTGGTCCTGGGCCAGCTCCATGGCCACCGCCGGCGGCAGCCCGGCCTTGATCCAGGTCTTGATGTCCACGCCTTTTTCAAACGCCTCTCCCGGGTCCTTGCCCTGGGGGACGGGCCACCGGCGGGCATTGGGAAACTCGTTCAGCCACCACTGGGCCGCCTTGGCGCCGGCCAGGTTGTCATCCCCTGCGTCCAGGGCGATCAACAGGCGGACTGCTTTCTGCAGGTGCCAGTACATGCCGGTACCGGGCTTGGCTGAGGATGAGCCGGTGGCCACCGACCCGACAATGGAGCCGGCACGGCGGGCAATCAGCATTTCATCCAGGTCCGCCTCGACAATGACGAATACCCGGTGATCCGGGTTGTGACCGGCCAGGTCCATGCCGGACCCCTGCACCACGTAATATTTGACGTCTTTGTCGGTCTTGAGGTCCTCCGCTGGCCGGCGGATCCGGACCCGGTAGAGCTGCCCGGACTTGAAAGTCGGGATCACAATTCCCCGGGGGATCCACAGCATTTTGTCTTTGCCGGTTTTTGGATTGAAAACCCGGGGCAGGCCCCAGGACACCCTGGGCCGAAACATGCACGGCTTGCCGTTTTCGCCACCGAACCAGCCCAGGCGGAATCCTTTCACAGCCTGGAGGTCCAACCCCCTGCCCGCCAGATACCGCAGGGCCTCATCATTGGACAGCAGGGCCTGGTGGGCCGCATCCACAAACGCGGAGGCCTTGATCTGCCACGTCTCCACCGGCGGGTCATACGCCTTTGGCACAAACCGGTCCGGATCCGGCCCGCACCCGGTGGCCGCAGCGCGATAAGCCACCGGCCGGTATCCCTCAGGCATGTCCCGCCCCACCGCTGCAAACGCTTCCCGGAACGACATCCCCTTGAAATCCACCAGAAACTGTACATCATCCCCTGCCCGTCCGCAGCCGCGGCACCAGAAAGAACCCCGGCCACCTCGATCAGCAGGCCAAACACGAAAACGGTCCGTTCCTCCGCACCCAGGGCACGGCCCGGCCCATTCCCCGCCGTTTGTGGTGGCCACCTTGCGCAGCTGAACCCCGGTTGACGTCACCAGATTCACCATATCACTCATGATCACCTCCCCTGCTCTGCTGCCGGCACCAGTCTGGATTCCCAACGGGACCATGGGACAAATTGGCGCCCTGGTTTTTCACTGTCCAAACAAACCAACCCATTAAAAACAAAAAGGATTTTTATCCCCTTTGGACAGTTGGACACTAAATCCATAAAAAAAAGAAAAAGAAAAAAAAGAAAAAACATTTTAAAGATATTGGCGTTCATCATCCAAGTGTCCAGTTATGGGTGTCCCTGCGCGCGTTTTCATTGTGTTTTCAAACCCTTGTTAATTTTTGGACGGTAGACCTGGTGCCATTTTAGGAGGTCCCATACCATCCGAGTGTCCGGATCAACCCCCCTGAAAAGGCCCGCACTGGCTGTCCGAATCGTCGCCGTCCAGCAGCCCGATGCCGTTGTATTTGATGGTGCCTGATTTAACTTTCTCAAACTTTTTCTTTTTCATCCAATCCCCAAACCTCCTTTGCTTTGGAATCCGGTTGGAAACGTTCTCTTTCCACCAGGCCTCGAATCTTTGATACAGTGCGGTGGCACCAACTGAATACCCTGGGCCCGTGATGCAGCACTCTTCAATGAAATCACCCACAGAATCTTCGTCCTTCTGGTACTCATCCACGGCCGCCTTGACAATGGACGGCGGATCCAGGCCCACCTGCTGCCATTCCAGGCAGCCGCGCACCATCCAGGCAAAAATCCCGGGCAGCTCCTTTTCCAGTTTTTTGTAAAGCATCGGATCCGCCCGGCGTTCGTTCTCACTGGTCGGCACCCGGTCCACAAACGACAGGGTGAACGGGATCACCTTCATCCGTTCCCAGAAAGCGAAGTCATCCGCCGGCGCATGCGGCTTGTGGTTGGTGAGCAGAATCAGGGTGTGGGAGGGGATCCATTCCACCTCATATTTGTCATAAGGATTCCGGCCCCGGATCGGGTCCCGCCCTGTCAGCCACTTCACCCGCGACGGACTGATCTTTCGGCCCTCATCGGTTTCTGAAGCAAACGCCATGCGCAGGCCGCGCAGGGTCATGATATCGGCAGACGCTCCGGATGAGCTGGACGGGTTGAAGTTGTCCAGCAGCATCTCCGGCCGGATGGTGCCGGCCATGGGCCCCAGGACCTTGGTCAGCATATCCACGATCATGGTTTTTCCGTTGCGGCCCTGGCCGGTCATGACGATGAACACGCTCTGGTACACCTCCCCCACCAGGCTGTAGCCGCACACCCGGCGCCAGAAATCCACCAGCTGCACATTGCCGTCAAAGATTTCTAGCAGGGATTTTTCCCACAGCTCACTGGGTGCGTTGATCCCCTCTTCCGGCCATGACAACGGGGATGCCTTCAGCAGATAATCCGTCTGGCGGCCCGGCTCCAGTTCTCCGGTCTGAAGGTTCAGCACCCCGTTGGCGCATGGCAGCAGCCATGGTTTCTGATCGATCTCCGTGCCATCGATGGCCAGCGGATCCGCAGAGGTATGCGCGAACATCAGGCAGTTTTTCCGGCGCCGGGAGGACCGCAGCGCACTGACCCGCTTGTTCAGCTGATCACGCCGTGCCTCCAGGTGCGTTGTTTCATCCCCGTTGTTCTGCATCTCCCTGATCTCGCCGGCCAGCCTCTTGGCCTCATCCTGATAAACCATGGCCACGCCCTCCACGCTGGCCATGGCATTGTCCATCTTGTCAACGATCCAGTGATGCCCGGCCCACTGCATCCACCGGTCCATGGATTTGTTGAACACAAAATCATCCCGGTACAGGGCCTTGTACAGTTCCGCATCTCCCAGCTCGTTCCGGTGGAGGCAGTCCATGATGAACTTTGAATCGATCACCGGACGGCTGCCCTGGGCACCGCCCTGGCGGCCGCCTCCCCTGGGACTGGATCCACCTGCCCTGCCAGCCTTCTTTTCCGCTTCAGCCAGGGCCGCGTTTTCCTCTTCGGTCCGGCGCCGGCATTCAGATCTTATCTGCTGCTCATCCATGCCGCCCCCATAGGCATTCAGAACAAAACCCGTTTCCCATTTCCCTCCCATTTTCAAATTCAAAGTCGCAGAACAAACGCGCCTCCGTGACCCCTATGCTTTTGATCGTTAAGAAGGACCCGCAGCCGTCGATGAGATGTTTTGACTTTTGATTTGCAAACCTGTGGTGTGGGGTGCGGGGAGTGTGTGGGCGGCTGATTTGCCATCGGGCTGGCTCAGCCGGGCCTTTCATGGGGAGGAGTGATGGAGAAAAAAGGCCCGTTATTGATGGCGCCACGGAGCCGGGCGCAAGGTTGAATATGGATTGGCTATACACGATAGATTCCCCCCGGGAGCATGCCGTGTGTTTCCAGCAGGCGGTAGATTTCCAGCATGGTGTTTTCCACCTCCTGGCGGAACTCCAGGTCTGTGTCCCGGATGCCGTCCGGGTGGCAGTGCTGATTGAACCGGATCTGCTTGAAGTGGATCGATGAATAATACTGGCAGTGGTGCTCCGCGTACTTGAGCATGCCCTCGGCCAGGCTGTGGAAACCCAGGGCGCGGGTGTAGGCGATCACATCGATGATGGTGCGGTCCGTGACCGTGATATCGAACCGGTGGATGGCCTCCATCTCCGCCCGGATCTGATTGGAGAAGATCCAGGCCTGGGTTTTTTCTGATCCGGTCTGGTTGATATGAAACGGACAGAATGCTTCCAGGTCCGCCAGGACGTGAACGGACTGGCCTGGGTTATACAGCTTTTCCTGCTGCGCCAGCTGCAGGGCCGCTGTGGTTTTGCCGGTGCCGTGCGTACCGGAGAATGATCTGATGAGTTTCATCCTTTTTCCTCAAGGGTTATGGTTTTGTCTTTGCTTGATCAATCCGTGATTCTCCTGGCCATCGGCACTGACAAACTGAAAATGCCAACCCCCAGCCAGTTCACCCATGGAAACCACGGGCCGTCAGATCCGGCCAGAATGATGCCGGCTGCAAATGCGATTCCTGTCAATGCCTTCAAAAAACCTCCTTTCGTCTGGGGGTTGTATCCAAACGCGCCCCAGACTCTCCAATGTTATGAGTTATTTTGCCTGGTCCTCGTAGAGGGCCAGGGATTCATCGATGTCCTGTTTTGCTTTGCGGCACAGCTCGCGCACCACGGCCCGGGGCTGGTTTTCCCGCAGGGCTGTGTGGAACGCGGCCAGGGCCGGGAGATCATCCAGGCATTCCTCTGCCAGGTTGTCCTTGTCCGGGTGGATCTCGCCGTCACACACCAGGGTGCAGCCGACAATGGCGGCCAGGTAATCCACGGCGGCCCGGGCAAAGTCTGCCTGTTCCTGTTCCAGCTCCATGAGTTTTTTTAAAGTGATGCCCAGCCTGTCCAGAGGATTCTTGGTAATGGATTCAGTGGTTGCCGGATCGGCGCTCCATCGCTCCATGGTTCTGTCGGAACAGTTCCAGATTTTCACGAGCATGGATTTGCCCAGCTCGTGAATTGCCCCTGAATACCAGTCCCAGGGTTCTACCGGTGTGCGTGTCGGTTTGCGGTTCATTTCGATAGCCCTGCTTTGTGTTCTGGTTGATCTTGTGATAATGAAAAACTGTTGAATTCCATAAATAAATGGGAAAGGACATTAAAATGGGAAAGAAGAAACCCGGTTTTACGCTTGAACAGCATGATCAGCTTGGCCTTGAGCTTCAGACCATCTATGACCGAATGAATGTTATCCTGACTGATCTTGGGGCCTGTTATCCAAGAAGCGGGAAGAATGGAAAGGCCTACCAAAGGTTGGCAAGGATCATCGATTATATAAATGACATCAGATCTGAAATGGACAAATTTGCTTTTAATGAATTTGGGCACATCCAGGATCTTGATACCATGAAGCTGTATTACCGGGCTTTGGGGGATGACCATATTACGAACCCTCTACCGATTCGCCCATTTTCAAAAGAGTAGCCCTGGCATCCTCTTTTTCATCGTCGACCAGGCCGTATTTGATTTTGTACATCTCGGCATACATGTTGAACTTGTCAGCAGACTTGGCGGCATAGATGACTTGCTCTGAAAGTATCGCGTCAGCCCGGTCCAGATAAAACGCCTTAATATCTTCAGGGGTGTCAAAGTTGGTGAGAACGAATTCCTCATCTTCGACATTGTAAGCTGCATACTTGCCGTTGGGCTGCTTCAGGATTTCAATGCGTAAAATGTTCATGGCGGGACCTCCTGGTGTTGGATGACGAAACGCCGGTCATTTCGACGTTCCAATTGATATTTCAGGTTGATATGGTGACAATGACAGGATTGGCGGCCGGCACCATGACACATATGTCAATCGGTCCAATCCCTTAATAAAAGTTAATAAAAAATTCATGATGCCGGCCAT